GTGCTGCAGATAGCCGAGCCCCTGTCTTGGTTTCTAGCCGAAATATTCCCGTGATCTGGGATTAGTTTCGGTATAACTATTCACGGACTATTCATCGCGCTATTCAGGACTATTCATCGCATGAATACAGTGAATAGTTATACCGAGAGGTTGAGCCATTGTTCACCAAGGGGTTTTGGCGCGACACGTTAGAGCGAATGGCGCGTACGTTTGCGCAAACAATGGTGGCCACTCTCGGCGCAACCACATTTAACGCATTTCATGTGTCGTGGCCGGTACCTTTAGGCATTTCGGTAGGTGCGGCCTTTCTGTGTTTCCTTACCTGCGTAATTGCGGCGCCGAAGGGTGACAAGAATTCGGCGAGTTTCCTCACTCCGACCACCAATAGCGAGCCTGCGAGCTCGCATAAGCACGAGAGGCTCGAGTTATGAGTTCGCTTGAGGCAATCGACGCTGCATCCGAGGCGGTTCGTACTGGATTCAGGATCACTCTCGCCGATATGAAGGCGAGAGTTGCGAGTGTTGAATACATTGTGCGCGAATGTTTGACCATTGCGGTGATACAGCTCGATAATGGCTGGTATCTGGTCGGTTATTCAGCGCCGGTCGACCCTGATAATTTCAACGCCGAGCACGGCCAGCGACTCGCTTATGACCAGGCACTCGGTCACGCATGGCCGTTGCTGGCGTTCACGCACCTTGAAGGGCGAAGGGGTTTCAGGGGTAATCTCAGTGACAATGCGTGACGAAATCGGGAAAACACTGGACGCATTGGAGCTGGATACTGTCTATTCGGCGGCGGCGGAGTTGGCATTGACGTATGCGCGTCAGCTCGACCAGGCCGCCGCCGTTCGAGCCCAGGCCGATAAGGCGCTGAGAACGGCGTATGAGACCGGCGACGAGGCGATGGTTGAGCAGGTGACAGCACTGCGGGCCAAATTGAGTGAGCGTGACTGTGTGGACCGTATAGGGCGCGACATGGCGGCGTTGTTGGACCAGTTGCATGCGACGCCTAAAGCGCGGGCCGCCGTGGATAAGGACAAGGCCAAGGGGCATGGTGGGCGTCAGGCACCGCCGAGCAGTGGCGCGCTGGCCCGGCTGCGGTCTGTCCAGTGAGCGAGCTGGCGGAGCGTTTAGCGGCGGATAATCAGCGCTTGTGCGCCGAGATGGCCTGTTTACGTGTCGCACTGGCCGACGCTATCGAGGATATGGAGGGCATGGTCGGCTATATCCCTGACTATTTCGTGGAGAAATGGGGATATAGGCAGGCGATTCAGGCCGCAAAAGACGCATTAAAGGTGAGTTAATGACCACTATGGTGGACCGGTCCACCGTTTTAGGTGTAACTGAGCCCCGTTTGTGGACGAAACCGCTACGGGAGCTGACCCCGGAGACGTCCGCAGGCTTCGCTGCCATCGAATTCGCCACGCAGGTTATCGGTATGCGCCTATTGCCGTGGCAGGAATGGTGGCTGATCCACGCATTAGAGCTGCGTGAGGATGGTCGATTTCGGTTTAGCGTAGTCCTGACATTAGTGAGTCGTCAGAACGGCAAAACACGCCTATTAGGCGTAGTGGTTATGTGGTTCCTTTACGTGCGAGCGCGGACGCTGCCTCATCCCGGCCTCGTGGTGTCCAGTGCGCAGGATCTGCGGATTGCTAGGGAATTCTGGCAAGCCAACGTCGACATTGCGCAGGGTAACGATGACTTGAACTCTGAGATCGTGTCGATTCGCTACGGGAACGGCGATCAGTGCCTCACTGTGAATACCGGCGCCCGCTACAAGCTCACAGCGGCCACTAGAGGCGCGGGACGTGGACTGTCGACCGACTGCTTAGTGCTCGACGAACTGCGTGAACAGCGCACTCGGGCACCGTGGGCCGCACTGCAAAACACCACCGCGGCCCGTTCTGGCGCGATTACGTTTGCGATTTCGAACCAGGGCGATGACGAATCCGTCGTGCTCAACGATTTACGGTCCGCCGCTCTGAGTGAGACCGATCCTTCGGTGGGCATTTTCGAGTGGTCCGCGCCGAACAGTTGCGATCCTAACGACATTCAGGCGTGGGCGCAGGCTAATCCGGCGCTGGGGCGGACCCTCACAGAGGAGAAACTCCGCAGTATTAGGGCGACCTCCAGCGATTCGGACTGGCGGACCGAGAATCTATGCCAGCGGGTCGACACCCTGGACGCGGCCATCGATCCGGAGGCGTGGCGGGATTGCGGGGTGGCCGGCCTGTCGTTGGCGGCCCACCGTGAACAGCTGGTCGCCTGCGTGGACGTCGGGGTGGACTCGGGGCACGTCACGCTGGCGCTGGCGGCCGTCGTGGGCGACCCGGGACCCATCGTCCATGGTGAGGTGGCGGGTACGTGGACGGATGCGCAGTCGGCCCGCCGCGACTTCCCTCGGATGCTGGCCAGGATTCGGCCACGAGCCCTCGGGTGGTATCCCGGTGGTGTCGCGGGGATGCTGGGCGTGGAGATCGCGGCGGCCCACGGCACCACGTGCGGCAGCAAGACATACGACGGCGAGTTCCGAGCCCACTCCCCCGGAGTGGTCGACATTACGGGTAGTAATGTGACGTCCGCGTGCATGGCATTCGCGGATCTAGTGCAGCATTACCGGTTCAGACATCGTCAGTCACCGCTGCTTGACGACCACATTGCGAGTTGTGCAAGGTATGACGCGGGTGAGACCGGAGCGTGGCGTTTCGCGCGTAAAGGTAAGAAGCCGATCGATGCGGCGTATGCGATGGCCGGTGCGGTACATCTGGCCCGATCGCTACCCCCGTTCAAGCCCGTTCCGAAATCAAGGATTTTTTAATGCGCAGTGCGCACACATGGATCCAGGTGGCGACCATGCTGGTTATAGCGTGGTCTATATGGTCGCTGTCCGACAATGTGGCGTGGGGTGCGCTATTCCTGGGTGTCGTGGTGTGCACGTGGTCGATTTTGACCGAATTCACTAAGCCTACTATTCGGCGAGTGGCCGAGCCTGATCTACGTGAGGTGCCCTAATGGGATTCGGCCAGCTACTGCGGAACATCACCGTGACGCAGACGGATTCGGTGAGCGGTCAGACGCTCATGGAGACCATCGTGACTGGCCCCGGCGCGTATTACGAGTCGGGCGGCGGCGCGCGCGAGTTTCGGGGCCTACTGGGCGTACCGGCCGCGTGGCGTGCCACTCAGCTCATCACGGACGTCATCGGGGGGATTCCGTGGCACGCGTACGAGGAGGAGCCCAGCGGTTTGGCGTTGCGCCGTTACCCGACACCACGCTTGCTGGTTGATCCGGCGGGCGTAGACACGCGGGTAACCACCTATTCGAGCTGGGCCATGGATTTGATCTGGCACGGCAACGCCATTGCCATCATATGGTCGCGGGATGCCGAGGGTGAGCCGGACATCGTCATTCCGGTGCCCGCCGAGTACGCATTCGTCAAGCGTGTGGGCATTAACGACAACCTTCCGGCGTTCGTACCGGGCGAGATCATCTACTTGATCGGCCAGGAAGCCTACGCGGCGCGGGACATTCTGCACATTAAAGGGCTCTGTCGGCCCGGGGCAACGCGTGGTTTGGGCGTGTTAGAGCAGCATTTTGACACACTGTCACTCGATATTGAGCAGCGTAAGCAGGCACGGGCCGCCACTGGCGCGGGTATTCCCCTCGGTGTCCTCAAATCCGAGGACCCTGACCTCACTCAGACCGACGCGGATGAGTTGTCTACCGTGTGGGCGAGCAGGCAGGCCACCCGCAGGGTCGCGGTACTGAATGCATCCACCACATTCACACCGCTCGCCTGGAATCCGACCGAATCGCAGCTACTGGACGCACGGAAGTTCGGGCATGTGGAGATGGCCCTGGTTTTCGGCGTGGATCCGGAGTGGCTGGGGTCCGGTCAGTCGACAGAGACATATCGCAATATCGAGCAGTCTGGTATCGAGCTGATCAGGCGGTCATCACTGCACGGTCATCTCGCACGATTCGAGGCGACCCTGTCCGCTCAGCTGCGGCCCGGCAGTGTCGCGCGCGCGAATCTGGATTCGGTACAGCGGGCCGACACGCACGGCCGGTACGAGTCCCACAAGCTCGGTATCGACAGTGGTTTTCTCACTGATGATGAGGCGCGGGCCATCGAGAATATGCCACCACTCACCCCGGAGCAGCGGAAGTTGATTAAGGCCAACCGTCCCGCTCCCCCCGCGCCGTTCGGCGGGTCGACTCCCGCGAAACCGGCGCCCGGCGACCTGAAGGGAAAGGTGTAGGCCATGATTCCGTCTCCCAGTCACTCTAGTCGTGGCGGTAGATCGGTGCGTTTGGTGGTGATTCACACCGCCGAGGGTGCACGCACGGTCGAGGAGTTGGGTAATTACTTCGCGCGAGCCGCCGTGAACGCGTCCAGCCACGTCGGTATCGACAACGAGCGGATCGAGACCTACGTCCCTTACGACCGCGAGGCGTGGACGATTCGGTCTGGTAACGCGATTTCAGACAATGCTGAGCTGTGTGGTTTCGCCCGCTGGACCCGTGAGGAGTGGCTGAGGGAGCATCCCTCGATGCTCGTCCTGGCCGCTCGGTGGATAGCGGAGCGGTGCAAAGCACGGGGCATCCCCATCAAAAAGCTCACACCGGCCGAGGTCCGCGCTGGCCAGTCGGGGGTAATCGGGCATGTCGATTGGACGTTAGGGATGCAAGACGGCACCCATGTCGACCCTGGTGCGGGCTTTCCGTGGGATGTGGTGATTCAAGCGGCGAACGAGCTGAGTTTGGAGGGTGATATGCAACTGCCAACATTGCGTGAGGGCGACGGCGTCAAAGGCGCGGGCGACCGTGGGCGTGTGCACTGGTATGTGATGAGCCTGCAAGCCCTGCTGAATGTGCGTGGTCTGCCTAAAACGGGGGGTCTGACGTGCGACGGCGTTTTCGGTCCGGCCACCACGGCGGCGGTGAAGGCATTGCAGGGCCGATGGAAACTCACGCAGGACGGCGTGGTTGGGCCTGAAACGTGGCGTTGGGCTATCGGCAACGATGCCCCGGATTATGTCTGAACGGAGGATGAAACCATGGCGATGACAGTCGACCCGGACGCCGTTCAACTGCGGACTTACAGTTTTGAGATCGAGGGCGTAGAGCTGGTCCGCACTCCGGGCGGTGACGGCCGAGAGGTTACGGGGATTGCGGTCCCCTACGGCGTGGACCAGCTGATTTATCCTGGTCTTGTGGAGCGGTTCGAGATGGGTTCATTTGCACATCAGATCCGGGCGATGTTCCGCGTTCCCTTTGTGCGCAATCATATGATGATGGGCGGAACACTGATCGGTCGGATTCACCAGGCCGAGGAGGCGGCGGCGGGTTTACGCGTCAAGATGCGGGTCTCCCAGCTGCGTGATCCGCTCGCTGACGACACTCTGACGCTCATCGACGACGGAGTTTTGGAGGAGCTATCGATTGGGTTTATCCCGCTGAGTAAGGATGCGCCCAATAAGGACGGTGTCACGATCCGGAAAAAGGCACAACTCACCGAGGTCGCCATCGTGCGCGCGGGCGCATACGGGCAGAAGGCCAAGGTGACGGCGGTGCGCAGTGACGAGGGCGCGAGCCCCGCGAGTGTCGCGGTGACGAATCGCAATGCGGCTGTGCAACTACTGGCCCGACTGCCATTGCCTGATATGATCGGCTGAGCTTTAGTACGGATTCAGGTCGAGGCACCCCGCTACTGTTCGGCGATACCCCCGGAGAAACAGACCGGGCATCTCGCCGAAAACGGACGGCACCCCTACGAAAACGAATCACCACTGTCGTTTTCTTCCATCGTAGGGATGCCGTAATGACGTTTCTTGAAATGCTGCGTGCCAGGTACGCGGCTATTCGTGCTCAGATCGAGGAAGTCCAGAGTCGCGCGGTCGCTGACAACCAGCGCGACTTCACCGAGGACGAGCTTCGCCAGGTCAACGAGCTGGGCGAGCAGGCCGCCGCGCTGGTCCCCCGCATCGAGGCCGCCGCCGCCGAGCAGACCCGCAACGCGGCCGTGGACGCCGCCGCCGGGGCCGTGGCCGCCAGCGTGGCCGCCGCCGCCGCCGCCGGTACCGATGCAGGCCCGGGGCATTCGGTCGGGCAGGCAGCCGCCGCTGGCGCCCCAGGATCACCGCAGAACCGCTCGGAGGGCGCCGGGGCTCTCGGTAGCGGCACCCCCCAGGGTCTCGGCGGATTCAGCGCCCAGGATCGCGACCCCGGTCACTACATTCGCAACAGCCAGTACGCGTTCTTTACCGATTTGGTCAACGCCGGCATGGGCGATCCCGATGCCCGCCAGCGACTCAACGAACACCAGCGAGCGCTGTCCACCGGGGTCGCGGGCGCCGGCCTGGTTCCGCCGATCTGGCTCACCCAGGAATACGAGTCGATCGCCCGTCAGGGCCGTGTGGTGGCTCAGGGTGTGCGGCACTTCCCCATCGGTATGAATCCGTCGCCGCTGACCCTGCCGAGGCAGACGACCGGCACCGATGCGGTGGTGGCCGAGCAGTCCTCGGAGAATACCGGTGTCACCGGTACGGATGCCTATGCGTCCACGAGCGACGTGGTGACTCCGAAGCCGACCGCTGGGGCGCAGACATTCTCGCGGCAGATGCTGGACATGTCCGACCCGCGTATCGACGGTCTGATTTTCGCTGACCTCACCGCCGTATATAATCGCAAGGTTGAGGACAAGGTCACCGCCGCACTGGTCGCCGCTGCCGGGGCCGCCGTTACCACGCTGGCCACGGAAGCCGCATTTATGGGTACTCCTCCGGCGATGCCCGCCGCTGACGCGATCACCGATGCGGCGGTCGCGCTGTGGAATGCGCGGAAGCTGCCCGCCACCGAGATCGCAATGCGTGTTTCCCGTTGGGGGAGGTTCTCGAAGGTCCGAGACACCACCGGTCGCAAGCTTTTCCCGCTCAGCGACGCCGGTCCCGTCAACGTCGACGGCGTCGGTTCGGTGGTTGCGTCCGGCAATATCGAGGGTCTCCCGGTGCTCGCAACGGATGGTTTGGGTATCGGTGGCGCCACCTACCCGGAGAATATCCTGGTTTACCGCGCGTCGGACACCATCCTTTTCGAGGGTGATATGCTGCGTTTTCAGTACGAGCAGCCGACCGGCCCCGAATCCATCCGGATCGGCATTTGGGCGTACACCGCTGTGATCGTTCGGCAGGCCGCCAACAGCGTCCGCCGTATCCAGATCACCGCTGCCTGAGTTCGATGGCGACTGCGTGGCCGCCTGGCCTAGATGAGTTGCGCCGTGAGTTGCGTCGTGTCGATGGTGCGGACACCACCGACGACCAACTACTCACGGACGCTGTTGACGCCGCCGTCGCGTTTGTGGTGCGAATCCACGGCACGCGTTACAACCTGGACGGTTTGAGTGTAGGTCTGCCGGACCCCCCGGCCGATCTGCGGCTCGGAACCGTTTACCTGGCCCGACGGCTGCACAGTCGCCGCAGCTCTCCCGATGGTGTTATCAACCTGGGGGAGCTCGGCTCGTCCCGCATTCCGTCATTCGACCCTGATATCGATCGAATGTTGCGTATCGGTCGGTACCGGGGTCCGGTGATCGCGTGAAAACGAGGGGTGCGGCGGAGGCGATTCGAGCAGCGCTCACCGCCGCCGATATCCGCGTGTTTTACCTCGGGCAGTCGGTGGACCCTCCGGCGGTGGTTATCGTTCCACCGCTAGTGACGTGGAATCTACCGATGTCAGACCCGAGCGAGGCGCAATTCGGATTGGCTTTGGTTGTGCCGGATGACGAGCAGATGGTTCTTACTCTGATCGATTACATTCAGCGCGTCGGTGAGGCATTGGACGCGTCGGAACACGAATTCAGCATGAAACAGGCTGCGCCGGGCGTGTTTCCCGGCAATCCGGGCGAACTACCCGCCTATCGTATCCAGATTGAGGTTGCATTGACATGACGGTAAACCACCGCAAGCTGAAGGAAATCGTTTTCGAGCTGGCTGGCACTGAATACCAGGTGCAGTTGCACGATTGGAAGGTTAATAACGACACGGCTGACCCGAAGATCTTCAACACCTACGGCGGAGATAACGAGAGTTTCGCCGAGGATGAGGACCCGAAGTATTCGATCGACCTTAAGTTCTACGCGGACTGGCGCAACGGTGGTATTTCAGACTTCCTGACCGCGCACGACGGCGAAACCGTCGCGTTCACGCTGACCCATCACCCCGGAATCGTGGGGGAGGCTCACCAGTACGTGGGCACGGTGCAGATTAAGGCTCCGTCTGTCGGTGGCGAGATCCGCACCACGGAGGTCACTGAGACCACCCTGCAATGTGTCGGTAAGCCCACCTACGTGCGACTTTAACGTCTCTCAGCAAAGGAATTAAGTCATGTCTCTGTCTAGCAAACTAGACGTTTCGTTCGCTGGCAAGCTGTCAAGCGTCATCGATTTAGGTGTGTCCGAGGCGAGTCTGTCCACGTATATGAGCGCGAGCCTGGCCGATGGCACGGGAGCGGGTCAGGCTAACCGCTTGTGGTGTGATTCCATCACGCTGGCCGCGTCCGCGACTCAGGATATCGACCTGGCGGGCTCCCTGCTCGATGCGATCGGCGGACCGGCCGTATTCGCCCGCGTCAAGGGTTTGTTCGTTGCTGCCGATGCGGCGAACACGAACAACGTCATCGTCGGTGCTGCCGCTACGAATCCGTTTGTCGGACTACTGGGTGCTACGCACACTGTGACGTTGCGGCCCGGCGCTGTGTTCGCCGTGTTTGCGGGAGTCGCCGACGCGACGGGTTATCCGGTGGTCGCCACCACGGGCGACCTGCTGCGGGTGGCCAACAGTGCTGCCGGCAGTACGGTGTCTCTGAATATCGCGGTAATTGGGTGTTCCGCCTGATGATGCGATTTAAGATCATGCCGGACGGGGCCGAGGCTTTCGAAGTCGAGGCCACGTCGCGCGACCTGTCGTTTTGGGAGCGGACCGTTAAGGGCGCGAGTCTCGGCTCCATTAGCGAGAACCCGCGCATGTGCGACCTCGAACACATCGCCTATATCGCCTGCAAGCGTCGGGCCGGTTACAGCGGGACGCTCGATGACTTCCGCGCGAGTGCTGATGTCAAGCCGCTCGATGACGACGAATCCGAGGCGGGGCCTACCCAAACGGCTCCCTGATGAGGGCCGTGGTTGCGCTGGCAATGGCGACAGGAATAAGCGTTGATACCTGGTTGGCCGGCAGTGACCAGGACCTTGATACGGCCCTAGAGCTCATGGCGGAGCAGGCTGAGCAGGCGCGAAAGAGGTGATTTAGTCGTGGTTCTGCGCATGAGAGTCCGTATAGAGGGGATTAGGGAGGTTTTGGCAGCGTTTTCGAAACTTCCGAAGGATGCGCAGGACACGGTGAGGGATCGGTCGTTCGAGTTGGCCGCGTCCCTGGTCGGTCCCGTGCAGGCCGCCGCCGCCGGCCGGGGCAGGCAGGCAGCACGGGCCGCGACTTCCGTCAAGGCCGTTCGAGATCGCGTACCCGTGCTTCAGGCCGGGACCGGTGCGGGGAAGCTCGCTAAAGCCCTACTGTTCGGTAGCGAGTTCGGGGCAACCGCGCATTTCGGTTGGTATCGGAAAGGCCGTTACGCGCGCTCGGCTGGCAAGCAGTTTCCGCCACATCTGGGTGCTCAGTCCTACTGGTTTTTCCGCACGGTGGAGCACGAGGGTCCGCGAATCTCTAAGGCGTACCTGGATATGGCCCAGGAGATGTGTGACAGGTGGGGCCGATGAATGGCTGACACGTCCAGGACGATTAAGGTCATTTTCGATGGCAGCGTCGCGGGTGTTGTGGCCGCCGCTGCCATCGCCCGTAAGGCTATTAGCGCCGTCAACGATGACAACACGAAGTTTGGTAAGAAATTCGAGGAAGTCTCTAGTAAGTTTGCCAACTTTACTGGTCAGTTTCTGAAGTTCGCCGGCATTGCGGGAGCGGGGTCGTCCGCCATCCTCACCGCCGCATCCGCAACAAGCGTGCTGGTTACTACCGTGGCCGCGCTGGCGCCCGGTGTTTTGGCGCTGCCGGGATTACTGCTAGGCGCTGGGGCCGCATATGGAGTATTTAAGCTTGCCACGGATGGGGTAAGTAAGGCACTCAGCGGGAATCAAAAGGCGTATGAGAAGCTTTTGCCTGCCGCTAAGGCGTTTGTTGACACTGTTCGAAGTTTTAAGCCAGCGTTTGACGACATACGCAACGCGGTTCAGCAGGAGTTTTTCAAGGGGTTTAACGAACAGCTCAAACTAACGGGTAGTGTGCTGCTGCCCGTTCTGCGCGAACAGCTCCCTGTAATCGCGCAAGGGTTTAATGGTATTGGCATCGAGGCGATCAAGGCTGCCGGTACGCCGTTCTTTACTGGTGCGGTTAAGAGCATTCTGGCCAATACCGGCACCGCGATGGGCAACCTGCGTAACACGCTAGCCAACGTGATGACCGGTTTCGTTGGTCTCGGTACCGTGGGCGCCCAATACCTCCCGCGTATCGCCACGGCGATCGATCATGTCGCCGAACGGTTCAAAAACTGGGTGACAACCGGTTTAGAGACCGGCACGATTAAGGCATTTGTTGATAAGGCTATCGCCACATTCAAGCAACTCGAAGAGGTCGTTAAGAATGTTGGCAGCATTCTGGTTGAGATCTTCAAGGGGCTTAATTCCGGTTTAGGCGCGGGTGGGGCGCTTGACGGCGTCGTCAAAACCACAGCCGCCATTAAGGAATTTCTTAAGACTGCTGCCGCACAGTCAGCATTAAAGTCGCTCGGCGAGACCGTGCGAGCACTCGCGGATGCGTTCCGTGGCGTGCTCATGGAGGCGCTCAAGCAGATTGCGGGCATTATCCCGCAGCTACTGCCGTTTTTGAAGCAATTCGCCACTGCACTCGGCGGGGACCTGATTACGGCGCTGAAAATCGCCGGACCGGTGCTGCAAACCCTCGCCGGAATCATGAGCGCATTCCCGGGGATCTCGTCTCAGGTGGTTATTGGCCTGCTGGCGATTGGTCCGGTAACAAAGGTTTTCGGGTTACTTTTCGGTGCGATTGGCAAGACTGGGAAGGCTCTGGGATCCCTTGCCCGGTTCGCCGGACATGTGGGCGACGCTTTCCATATTCTGCTGTCAGTGTTCGGCGGACTCTCCGGTATCGCAGCCAGCGTCGGTGGATTCTTTAGTGGCATCGGTGAGGCCATTGCGGCTGTCATCGGCGTGATGGGTGGTTTCTCAGGGATTTTCAGTGGCCTGGTTACCGTCGTTGAGACCGCCGCCGTTGCTATCGGCGGAGCACTGAGCTCCCCGGTGGTTATCGTTGCCGCTGTCATCGCGGCGGTGGTCGGACTGTTCACCCTCGCTTACAATAAGATCGCCGGATTCAAGAGTTTCGTTGATAGCGCTGTCAGTGGTATCGGCTCGTTCTTTTCTACCGCGTTCAGTGCGGTGGTCGACTTTTTTGCGAATTTCGGTACGAACCTTAGTAAGATTAGTAGCTCGATAGGCACATTCTTTAGTGAGCTACCGAGTAAAATCGGTAGCGCGCTTAGCGGCGGCTCGTCCGCCGTCCTCGAGTTTTTCAACACTCTGCCCGACCGGATCGTTATTGCCCTGTTCACGCTGATTGGCCACATAGCGGGGATCGCCTGGGCCGCGTGGAACGGTTTCTACAACTTCACCGTTACCGGCTGGCAGACGATTATTACGTTCGTCACTGGCCTACCCGCGCAAATCGGTGCGGCACTCTCTACGTTCGGTTCGTTTCTGGCCACCACCGCGACCACCGCGTGGAACGCGTTCTATACCGCCACAGTTTCAGTGGTTACCACTGTGGTGGCTTTCGTGCAGGCGCTACCGGGCCGGATCATCGCGTTCCTGTCCGCGTTGCCTGGTCAGCTCACCACGCTGGCGACCAATGCGTGGAACGCGTTCAAGACCGCGACCACGAACGTGGTCAGCGCGGTTATCGCATTCGTTCAAACAGTGCCGGGTAAGGCGACCAGCGCCCTGTCCAGCCTGGTATCCCAGCTGGGCTCGATAGCGACGAACGCGTGGAATTCGTTTAAGACCGCCACCCAGAACGGCATTAACGCCGTACTGACATTCTTCCGGAACCTCCCGGGGCAGATCGTTTCGGCACTGTCCGGGCTCGCCGGACAAATGTTGACGATCGGTCGCAATATCGTCAACGGCATCATCAGCGGTATTACGGGCGCGGCTAGCGCGCTGATGGCCCGTATCCGCAACCTGGCTTCCGAAGCGCTCAGCGCGGCCACGTCAGCGTTTCAGCAACATTCCCCGTCCCGTCTGTTCATCCCGGTCGGTTTCAACGTCGGGGCTGGCATCGGTGTCGGTGTGGACAACTCGGTGCGCCTCATCGCTGAGCGCATCCGGGCCATGGCAACGGCGGCCCTGGCCGCCGCTAAGGGTTCCGGGCTCGCCCGCCTGGCCGACATGTTCACCGGCAATTCGGCGTTGAGTGTCACCAGCTCGAACATCGCCAGCATCGTGCCGGGTGTCGCCGACAGTGCCCCCGCGAAGCCGGACCTGCACACCACCCTGGCGGATGCGATTAAGGCCGCGTTTGCGGCACTACCGCCGATCGTCAACCACCTGAATTTGAACACGAATGATAAAGCGCTGCGCGACTTCATTCAGCTTGAGACCGACAAAATTCACGATGAGGTCGCACGGCGCGTCGGTGCCGGTGCCGGCGTTTCATTCGGCTAAGGAGACACACCATGCTTTCAGGCGATGCAATTAACTGGTTCGGTGAGGTTCGCCTCGATAAGTACCGCGACGAGGAGGCCGAGTCGCCGTTCGAGGTCATTCACGCACTGAATCTGCTACTCACCGCTGGGGCCACTAGCGTGTGGCAAAAGCTCGCGGGTCAAGGCTCGGTCACCACGTTCGACGGAACGAACACCTATATCTGCGCGGGTACGGGCAACGCGGCGCCCGCCGTAGGGCAGACAGACCTTCAGGGCGCCACGAAGTTCCGAAAGATCGTGGATTCGGCCCCTACCATCTCCGGTAACTCGTTCGTGGTGGTGTCCACATTCGGGGCGACCGAGGCGAATTTCGCATGGGAGGAGGTTGGTATCGCCAACCACGCGACCGCTGGGATTCTACTCAACCGGGTAGCGCAGAGTTTCGGTACAAAGGCTGCTGGGATGCAGTGGGTACTGACCGGCACGATAACCCTACTGTAGTGAGCTTTGTCCTTGATCTGAGGAGGTGACGACGTGACGGTTGCGCAGAACCTTTGCCCTAACCCGGCATTGGCCAATAATGACACCGGATGGGTGCCCACTCCGGCGGGTAGCTATGCCCGTGCGACAGCCGTCGATGCGTCGCTTCCGCGCACCACCGGGTACGCCGGAAGCGCGATTGCAGATATCAATAGTCCGAGATATCAGACCACGCCCGGTCAGCAGTACGTCATCTCCGTCAGTATGCACGCTATCGCCGCACAGAGTTTCGGACTGCTGAGCAACTGGTATAACGCGTCAAGCGGCGGGTCGTTTGTCAGCGCCACGGGCAATGTTTCCGTCAGTCTCGCGGCGGGGGCTACCACGCGAGTTGTGCTGGGCCCCTACACGGCGCCCGCAGGGTCGGTGTCGGGGCACCTGAAGTTTAACGACATCGACGCTGGCGGCATCGAGATAACGGCATTTCGGTGTGCCCCGTACACGGGCGACCTCACCGCCGATGGGGCGTATCTGGACGGCAACTCACCAGGAGCCCAGTGGGATGGCACCGCCGGTAGTTCCACATCCGCAATTCGTAGCTTTACTGACACCGCTACCTTCGCCAGTACCTGGGGTAACGTGTCGACCGTCGTGGCCGGATACACACCGGTCACGGATAGCGTGGCAGCCGGTGACTCGTTTGCGGCCGTGGCAACCGGCCCGATTACGGACGGTCTCTACTTTGTTGACGGCTTCCTGGTCGCCTCGCTCAGTTTCGATGCAAAGCGTGGTCGAGTCAGGATCGATGCGTTCACGTTCGCGCCCGGGGTGACCCATGCGGTCGTGTCCCGACGGGACGCCAGCGGCAAATACCAGTTGATCCGGGGTGGCAACGTGCCCACCATCGCCGGACGATTCTCCCGTACCGTGGACGATTACGAGTACGCGGCCGGCGAGGACGCTGAGTACCTCATCGAGGGGCGGACCGATACCGAGTTGACAGTGCAGCGGGCAACGCTGAAGCGACTCGGCGCCGGCGATAAGACGTGGCTCAAGTTCGTCGCGGCCCCGCGCTACAACCGGCGGATCAACCTGGTCGGGTGGAGCAAGATCAGGCGCCGCGCGCGTGCGGGGCATTTTGACGTCAAAGGCCGTTCCGCCCCGGTTGTCACCTCTGATGTGCATGCCTCCCGCTTGGTTACGGTGCAATTCATCACGCGGGACCAGGGCGACACCGACGCATTAGATCTCGCGCTGGGCAGTGGTATCCCGATCTACCTTCAGGTACCTAAAGGTGTCCAGCTCCCCACGCTGTACGCATCCGTGGGGGACTATGAATTCGGCGAGCCGAGCAAGCTGGATTCCGGCCACGCACTGTTTTCGGTGCCACTCACTGAGATCTCGGCCCCGTCCGCCGCAGTACTGGGCAGCCTTAACAGCTACCTGTCGGTTGCCACTGACAATCGCACCTATGACGAGCTACTGAGCACTTACGATACGTATGAGCGATTGGCGGCCAGCTGATGTACACCATGTCCGCGCGGTGGCAAGAGGTGATTCTGGACAGCCATTCACCGATTGCGCGCGTGAGGGCGATGCCGTCCATTCAGTTCGGCCCCGCGCCAGACGGCGGACTAGAGTTAGAGATCGTCGCCGGTAACGTCCGGCTCAGCTCCACCGCCGATATCCGGGGCACGCTTGACCTCACGGTGCCGGGACATTTCTGGGACAGTCTCGAACCACGTGGTGTGGAGCTTTTCGTAGAGCGCGGTATCGACTACGGCGACGGCACGCAGGAATACTGTCCGTGTGGTTACTACCGAGTGCAGCGCATTAAGCAGGAGGACGCGCCGGATGGTCCGATTAAGGTTTCGGCCAGCGACCGTGGCGTACGGCTCCGCGAGCATCGCGTTGTGTTCCCGTTCAGCTACCCGGTGGGGACCACCCACACGGAGTTATTTGAGAAGCTGATTAACGGGCATACCCTGGGGCCGGGCCCACTCGATCGCGTCACCTACCCGCTGTACAACGGGAAAACGGTGCCGATTACGTTCCTCGGTTACGATGGGGATAACGCACTATTGCCAGCCGGGGTAGTCGAGGACTTTGTTTACGACCATCTCAGTAAGATCGTGGATTCACGCAACTGCGCTATCCAGTTCGATCGTACCGGCGGGTGCGTCGTCACCTTGCGCGACCGGCCACCATCGGACCCCAGTGTTTACACCATAGCCCCGGGCGGGCACGGCAACCTGATTAAGGTCGGCCGTGAGCTGACCCGCGAGGCCACATACAACATCGTGGTTGCGCGGGGCTCCGATCCGGCATATCCAACCGGTTTCGGTGAGACGTACATCGACGATCCGAATTCACCACTGACGTATCAGGGACCTTTCGAGGCCGTGATACGAAAATATGCCTCACCGTTCATTCACACGCTCGACCAGGCCGCCGGCGCCTCGATCCGTCTGGTCAACCGGTACAAGGGCCTCCCGTCCGGGCTGTCGGTGATCACCCTGCCGGACCCATCCATCGACCCCCTGGACCCCATCACCCTGGCCCCGGCAGGCATCCCCACCACCGACGCACTGTCCGACGAGGTGTTGATCCCCCTCGACGTCGAGACGGCGGTCACGGTGACCACCAGGGCCCGCAATGAGGTCACCGACGAGCCCGACTACGTCTCGGGCGACGGCGGCGCCGGCTCCCCAGGCGGCCCCCCGGTGTTCCCCGCCGCGTTCCGCGACTCGCGCGCGTACCCGGCCATCACAGGTGACGGCGCGGCCACCGTGGTCAACGTCAGCACTTCCGCGCAGCTGACGGCCGCGCTGGCGGCGGCTGTCGCCGGCCAGGTCATCAGGTTGGCCAACGGCACCTATTCGGGCGTGTTCACAGTCAACGCCAAGGGCACGCAATCCAAGCCGATTGTGATCAGAGCGGCCATACAGTCGGGCCCGGTGTTCGCCACCGGTAGCAAGTTCATTGCGGACAGCGCCGAGTGGGTACTGATTAAGGGCCTGGCATTTCCGTACGATCAGGAGGGCGACACCCTTACCGTTAAGGGTGCGTCAAGGTTTGTGCGGGTTACGCGATGCCTGATCGGCCCTGTCACGCCGAATGCGGAGGTCACTACCGCGTCGGTCCCCCAGGGTCATTACATTCACGTCACCGGTCAAGCTCAGGATTGCGTCGTCGACTATAACGAGCTGCGCAATAAGGCGCGCCCTGGTAACGGTATCGTGGTCGACGGCGATACGTCGGTATCCACTTACACCGGTGGCTGTAAGCACATCCTGGTCGCCCACAACGATATCCATGATTTCGGCACCGAAGTCGCCAATGGTTTCGAGGCTATCCGGTGTGGCGCTAGCACGGTGTCCCGCACTGAGTCGTGTTCGGCGATCATCCGTAACGTGCTGCTCAACATCAGGTGCGAGCCTGAGGTTATCTCCGTCAAGATGGCGAAGGTTGACGTATGGGGCAACGCACTAAAACTGTGCGTAGGCAGTATCTGCTATCGGCATGGCACGGACGGCTATGTAGGGCACAATTACATTCGCGGAGCACTACCCGCAAACACGCCTATCGTCGGAAGCGCAGGCACAAAAACGGGCGGTATTCGTGGGTATGACACCGGCCATGACTGGTCGGAAAACTACCTAGACGATATCAACGGCGACAGTTACGAGGCCGCGCTGGTTATCGATGGTGGCGAGACGGCTCCGGCGATCAACGGTCACTGGCCGCTCAAGAACATCAAGGTTCGCAAGAACCTTCTGGTCGGTTGTCAGACCGGTATTTTAATGGCGCCGCACTACACGGTTCCACCGGATAGCGTCATCGTGACCGATAACGTCGTGGTCGCGCCTAAAGGTCAGACCACCGCGATTAAGACCACGAAAGCGCCGACCGGCACCAACGTGCTGGCCCCGAACACGTATTTTGCGGATATCGCGTCGGCCGGTCTCACCATCGATGTCGACGACGTCTACCGTAAAGACGGGGTAGGCCCCCGGCTGACCTACCTGCACCGCTCCGATGTCGGTATTACGGGCGATCTGGCGGAGACAGACGGTACCGGCCGGTCAATCGGCGGGGCGAGTGGTGGCACGCCCACGGGCGGTGGCACGCCCGGAGGCGGTGGCACACCCCCCGGCACTCCGGCCAGCTCGATCGCCGATCTGCTGAAACTCGGTAAAGCCGACGGGTATTCGAAGTGCAATATCGGTATCGGTTACACGTCAGGGCACAAGGATCACACTCTGGCGGAACTCGAGAATGGATTCTCCGAGCCCGGGTATTTCGAGCTCACCTCGGACAAGCTGCGTGCGAAACTGTCTGTCCCACTCAACGGCGGAACGACGAGTAGTAACACGAAATATCCGCGTGTGGAGTTCCGCCAACTGAACTCGGATGGCACCACCAAGACGTCGTTCAACCCGAACGAGAATAAGACGCGGGTCGTGGGCGCACTGTCGCGCGTCACCAGGATGCCTCCGAGTAAGCCGCAGTTGTGCCTATTGCAGTCGCATGATGCCAGCGATGACACCGCGATGATTTACATGAACAGCAAGACGGTGGTTCAGGCCAAGCTGGGCGACACCGTCATGGGTACGCTGACGAGCAGTTTCGTGTTCGGCACCGATTATTACATGAAGATCACCATCGTGGGCGATGGCAGCAAGTCGGTGGTCAAGTGGTATTGGGGTACAACTCCCGCTGACATGACCACACCGAAGTTCACGTCTAGTTCCGCCACACGCAGCACCACCTGGTATCTGAAGGGTGGGAACTACGCCCAGTCGAACACGACGTATGACTCCCTCTCGGATGGGCCATTCATCGTCGAGATGACGAAGTTTGTACTCTGGGAGACCGGCATGCCCTTGCCGGTTGGGTGGATCTGATGAGTGACCGCCTGGCGGGCCTGTTTTTCGGTGGTGACCCCGGTACGCCACAACTACAGGGCGGAACATGCACGAAATGGAACGCGACCACCTACGAGAACACGGTGATTTTCGGTCGTGCGACGTATCAAAATTTGGCCGTGGTAAATCCGGCGGCCATGGCGCTAGGCGACGTACTGCTGATTAAGACATCAGGCCAGCCGATCATTCTGGGCAGACTGGTCCGCGCTAGCGTCGAAATTCCTATCGGCTGAGGGTGACATCATGGGCAACACGACTATTGCGAGTTTGACGTACCCGGAACTGAACGACGGCCCGAATGTCCCGCGTGATCTGCAGGAATTGGCCGAGGATGTGGACCGGGAGCTGTATCGACCGTTCCCGTGTCTCAGTACCGCGCGCCCCGCCAACTCCCCCGTACCGCTGCGGCTCGGTTTCACGATCCGCGAAACCGACACTGGCGACGTTCACATGTGGACAGGTACCGGATACAAGTTCCTTTACAACACGTCGGACGGCAGCAGCGGCGGTATCGGCGGCGGTGGCGGCGGGGCAGGCGGCGCGGCCGGTGCCTGGCACAGCGGCACAACTCAGAGCGTCGGTACAAGTAATACAATTTTGTCGTGGCCTACCGAGGACACCGCACCGGGATCCGCCATCACTCGGTCCACACAGAGCGCGGGACATAAATTCACGCTGAATGAGGCTGGTCTGTATGCGATCAGCGCCAACGTGTATTTTCCGGTGGGTTCAGCCGGTCAGCGCTACCTTCAGATCATGGATGTCGCTGGCACCATCTCGTATGACGCGATGGTGCAATACGTACCGACCGCCAGCAATAATGCGGTGATTAACAAACTGGCACTGACGAAGCGTTTCACCGCCGGTACCGCGCTCGCCATCATGGGCGCGCAGAGCGGGCAAACCACGTTGACGGTGCAGTCGTTGCGTCTGGACATAGCGAAAGTCGCGGCCTAGTGACACCAGATCCGTCCGTGTGGGCGCAATACGGTCCAGCGACGGTCAGCGCGAGCGTGTTTGCGGCGGTCGCGTGGTATCTGCTCAAAATGGTGATGAAGTCGCTGGACATAGAGCGGACATTGAATGACGAATACCGCACAGAGATCCGCGAGTTGAACAAGTCGATTCATGACAAGTACATTCCGGCGCTGACCAAAATCATGGGCGAGTCCGCTCAGCTCACGCAGGCGACAGCGGAGATCACTCGGGCGCTACAGGATGCGATCAGAAGGGATCGGGAGCGATGAAATTGTCATGGTGCAGGCGCCCCGAATCCGCACCACGACTACTGGCGAGCTCGAAAGCAAGCCGGGCGGACCTAGCTGCCGTGGTGGCCAAGCTTGACGCGCAGGTCGCCGAGCTGAGAACGGTCACCGCTGAGTTGCGAGCACTGACCGCCGAGGCGGTACGGAAGGACGGTCTCGATGGCCAGTGATGCGGTGGACCGGGCGAGCATGCCCGTCACCATCACGCGGGAACTGCTGGACAGGCTGCTGGATAAGCTCGGACAGGTCGAGATTTTAGCGGGAGAGGTTTCCGAGTTAAAGGTATCGGTCGATATCACGAATGAGGCCACGCGACGTAAGATTAATTGGACGCGCGCAATCGCCGGCTTGGATCTGACCCTGACGATCGCATTCGGATACTTGATTCACCGCGACAACGTTCTCCGCACTCAGGTGTTATGCCCCCTGTATCAAATCTTCGTGAATAGCTATAACCCCGACTCGTTGGCCGCGAAAGCCCAGGGTATCGACACCTATAATCGGAACTTTGCACTGATCCGCGCTCAGTACGATGTACTGGGCTGCGTTCCGCCACCGAAATAAGGACAGCTCATGACTACGCTATCCCCCCTAGTCCAGGGTGATACCTGGGAGATCCAGGTAGCTAAATACAACCCTCTACCCAACGGGAAACCGGACGTCAACAGTCCAGTGGACTTCACCGGATATGAGGCGAAGCTGCAACTCAAAACGGCTGCGTACGCCACCGTGCTGACGTTGACGTCGAATCCGGCAGCCGGTCTCGTTGTCAACGACAATACGAGTGGCTCGGACGGCCCACTCGGTACGATCGACGTGCACGCGACACCTGCGCAGACCGAACTTTTCGAGCCCGGGTCGCTGCTCTGGGAGATCGAGGTCACGAAAACGGTGTCGAGTGTCATCGTCGACCGGCGGACCCTGGCCGGTGGAATCCTGCCTGTCGTCAAGCAGATCACGTCATGACTGTGGTATTCGGTGACGACCGAGTAGTGGTGGTGACACAGAAAGACACCGTCGTCGTCACCGAATTTGTCGGCCCTGCCGTAGTGGTCGCCGACCGGGGCGTTCAGGGACCGAAAGGTGATACCGGGGCTGGCAGCGTGGTCAGCGTCGGCGCCACGGATTCCACCATTACGGTCAGTGGAACGGCAACGGCACCCACGGTCGCCGTAAATGCCATTGCGGAATCGCAGGTCACTGGACTACCGGCGGACCTCACGGGTATCGCCACTAGTCTCACCACTAAAGTGGCCAGTTCTGACTCGCGGCTATCGGACGCTCGCACGCCGACCGCCCACAAGACCACCCACGCTACCGGCGGTACGGATGCGCTGAGTCCGAGCGATATCGGGGCCGCTACCACCGCCCATAATCATGCCGGTACCGATGTCACTACCGGTACCGTGGCCTACGCGAGGCTGCCGGTTGGTACCGCCGCTAGTACGGTGGCTGCTGGCGACGACTCGCGGATGACGAATGCTCGCACCCCGACCGCCCACAAGACCACCCACGCTGCCGGCGGTACGGATGCGCTGAGTCCGAGCGATATCGGGGCCGCTACCACCGCCCACAGCCACGCTGGCGCGGACGTCACTAGCGGTACGGTGGGCTACGCTCGATTGCCAGTCGGCGCTACCGCGAGCACTGTGGCCGCTGGCGACGACTCGCGGCTATCGGACGCTCGCACGCCGACCGCTCACAGCCACGCTGGCGCGGACGTCACCTCGGGCACCGTCGCGTACGCGAGGCTGCCGGTTGGTACCGCCGCTAGTACGGTGGCTGCCGGCGACGACTCGCGGCTATCGGACGCTCGCACGCCGACCGCTCACAAGTCGACCCACGCTACCGGCGGTACGGATGCGCTTACCCCCGCCGATATTGGGGCTCAATCACTCGACTCCGATCTCACCGCAATCGCGGCAGAGACGGCGACGACGGATAACATCCTCCAGTCGGTGGCTGGCGCGTGGAAGTCCCGTACACCGACGCAGGTGAAGGCCGCGCTGGCCATCGCGGAATCCGATGTGTCGGGGCTGGTGGCGGACCTCGGCATCCTGCTGCGACAGATGGCGAGCGGGCTCTACTACTACACCGCATCGCAACACACATCGACCACCAACGCCACGGGTGGTAACGGCACACTAAGGCTTGTGCCGTGGATCGTGCCTAAAGCAATCACCATCACCAAACTCGGTGCCGAGGTAACGGTCGTCGGTGAGTCCGGCTCAAAGGTCCGGCTCGGAATCTACAACGATAACGGCTCGTGCTATCCCGGGACGCTGCTATTGGACGCCGGTCAGATCGCCGGTGATTCCGCCACGGTTCAGGAGCTGACGGTAAGCCAGGCTATCCCCGCCGGTATCTACTGGGTGGGTGGCGCGATCCAGTCGGCGCCGACTACGTCGCCCACGCTCCGCGTAACCAGCAACTGGAATCCGCCAGTACTAGTGGCGATCGGGTCGAGTATCCCCGCTGGCGGCGGTAGTTCGGTGGGTTACAGTCAGACCGGTGTGACAGCGGCACTGCCCGGTACTTTCAGTGCGACCGTGGCCAACGTCGGTAACGCAGTCCGCACATTCGTCAAGGCGTGACCTACAGAAAGGACGATTAGACTATGTCCACGGTGCAGTGGTTGCGACCTGTCACGCAACGCAAATTCGACTTCCATATCCGTCGGATCTGGAAAAAGTTACAAGAATTGGAGACCCGTATGTCAAGCGCGGAACAGGACCAGTATGACCGTGGGGCCGCACTCGTCGGTTTGTTGAAGGCGGAGTTTGCGAGTCTGCACGAGCAGCTCACCGCCGCACTCGCCGATCAGGGTGCAGTGGTTGCGGCAGCGCTCGGTGAGGATTCGGCGGCCGACGCGGAGCGGATCAAGGGGCTCCTCGACGAGCTGGCCACCGTGCTGCCCGCTGTGCCCGACGTCCCGGTGCCCCTGCCGGGTGAACCGGCCCAGGTGCCCGCAGACGGTTCATAGGCGCAGGTCAGCGCTGCGGGCGCCCTGAGCGCCCGTGTAACAAGATCAACCAGTTTCCGAGGGTGGTAGGGACCCTCGAAAACGCGAAACGGCCCGGCATCATGACGATGCCGGGCCGCTTCCGAGAGGTGCAGACGCGACGGGCGTGAGCGTTCAGGCCGTCGCCTTACCGAGATCCTTCCGAGGTCGGATATCCGCTGTGTTTCCGTCTAGCATTGCCTGCACCTCAAACCCCGCGAGCCTCTACTGAGCACGACGTCTCGTAACCTCGTCGCGGGTGGTCGTATTACTCTACTAGTCGGGCGGTTCCTCGCACGAGCACCATGTGGTTGCGTCTTGTGGCTCGCCGCATAGTGGACATGTGTCCATTGTTTCACCTCCCGCTTGTCTCGGGCCGCCGCAGACTCCACAGCCGACCCGAGTGCAAGGGCCGAGTGCGTTATGGTCGCGCACCGTAAGCGCCGGTATCTCCGCATTGGTGGGTATGTCATGGCCGCATGTTTCAGTCATCTCAGTACTCTCCCGTGCACTGTCGTCACGTAACCTCGTCGCGGGTGGTCTGCGTGAAGCATACACGTGCGCGGTACTCGTCGGCCCAATACTTGAAATCGTACGGCGGATCAATCTCGGCCGCTTTTAAGTATCGGATTGCCTCGTTCGCCAGGGCGTCAATGACCTCTCGCGGATTTTGACCGGGCGCAATCGGTCGCCTCCACTCCAAATCGCCGTAATGCCATGAGCCGTCCGCGTGCGTGTACCGCACGTAATCGTCAGTCGCGTCTACGCTCACCATCGGCTCGCCGTCAATCGGACACGTCCTCACTTGCTATTCCTCCGTACTGGCCGCGTCCGCCGATACTGCGCTGGTCGCCGTGGCCGCCAGGTGCGCGACTGATCCTCTCGGTAAAGCCACCAGCCGCAGTGTACCGGAATGGTGGGCTCACCACAGCCGTTATCTAGCATCCATATGGCTCGCTGATAGTGGTTCAACATTCCCCCGTCCTGGCCGCCTCATCACGGGTGGCCAAACATCGTTTAATGAGGCATAGCGCGAGTACTGCGGCCTGCTCGCATGGGTCGGTCATTCTCTCATACCCCCAGTGCTCTTGATACTCCCGCGCTAACTCATCGCGGCCGGGTAGTGTCGGGGCGCCGTAGTGCGGGCCGCCGCAGACTCCGCAGCCGATCCGAGTGCAAGGGCCAAGTGCGTTATGGTCGCGCACCGTAAGCGCCGGTATCTCCCCGTTGATGGGCATGCTATAGCCACATGTTTCAGCCAGTTGCGTCAGCGTGACTGCCATGATCGGCCACTGTCTGTCGAGTTCTGCACGCGCTTCGGGCGCCCACGATGCCCACATTCGCGTGATTTTTTGAATGTAAAATTGCTGCATGCCCATCTTCCGTTTTTTACCCATGTCAGTAACCGATCTCGGAGGTTCCTCGATACTCTCCCGTGCTGGCTGCGTCGGCTGCTCGCTGCGCTGCCGCTAGCCGTTCCTGCTCCGCATTATGAAGTGCGGCTGCCTCTATTAGCTTGTTGTTCTCCACTGTGTAGACACAGTAACCGGCGAACACAAGCAACTCCAACGGCACCATGATGAACGGAAAACTCAGAGTGAAGGAGATCGCCATAATGACGAGGAAGACCTTAATCGCCATCGCCCTACCCTCTGGGCCTAGTGGCTCACTCTTAACCCGGCGACGTCGTCCCCCGCCGATACGCTTGGAGTAAGAGAATGGCCCCGGTAGGCCAACGTGAAAATGAAACGCCATGATGTAATCCTTCGGTTCGCGTGTCGGTTCTTGTAACCTATATCGTGGTCAGTAGCAGTGCGGTGGCCGTACCGATAAGCATCATCTCAGGGCCGCACCTGTGCCGTTGCAGTCAGCGCACTCTTCATAGCTGCACTCGACACCGTAACCATTACATACGCGGCAGTCGTCATTTTCAGTGCCTCCGTCTCCGGTGTATCCGCTGCCGTCGCAGGCCACGCAATAGGTTTCGATCTCAATCTCACGCTCCCCATCGCACGACTTGCATCTTCCGTGCCTCTCGATCAGGGCGATGCGGGCAGCCTCACGCTCGGCCAGCTTGGCCAGGATCTCTACCCTGGTCAGGGTCATTTTCGGTTCCTCCGGTTTCAGTGACGGATTCAGTAGCAGTGCGGTGGCCGTACCGATGAGGCTTATGACTTCACGCCCTGCCCGGCCGCGCCGGTACCGTCACATTCGTCGCATTCCACGAAACTGACCTGAACGCCCGCGCCGTCACACTCGTCGCAGTCGCCATCAGCATTTTCATGAGATCCATAGCCGTGGCACTCGTCGCACCGGGCCTCAACCTCAAGCTCGCGGGCACCATCGCACGACATGCATCTTCCGTACTGCTCGATCAGGGCGATGCGGGCGACTTCGCGGGCGGCCAACGCGGCCACAATTTCACGGTTAGTCATGGTCATTTTCGGTTCCTCCGGTTTCAGTGACGGACTTGTGACGGACTCGGAGAGATCACCTGCGCGCGGCGAAACCGCTCGTAGAGGGACCCCTTGCAGCCGTACTGCGGCAGGGTGCGCTCCGACTGGTGCGGCCTGATCGTCTCGCAGCGGTCGCACTGCATTACGTGCTCGCCCCGGTGCCAGCGATCGATCCAGCAGTGCCGCGTGTCGGTGTTTGTCATGCTGCGTTCCGCGCGGTAAACCGCGTCCACGTCCCACTCGGCGCGCAGGGTGTCATACCGGCTGGACGATGATTGCAGCGCACTGATGGCGGACGTGAGCGCCCAGTGTGCAGCGTCCCGCGCAGTGCTGTCGGTATATGCGCGCGGGAACGTGTAGGTAAGTGTGCGACCACCGGCGGAGATCGTGACACCGAAGCCCCCTGCGGGCTGTTCGACGGCCGTCACAGTGATGTCTTCGTGTTTGTGGGTGTAGGTCATGAGGGAATACTAGCGAGGTTTCGGCGTGGATGTCAATGATCGAGTGACAGTAGTTTCGGTGAGGTTTTAGTGTGGTCAGCGTGGAGGTCCGGCTGTTACGCTGGTCGCTTACCTCGCCCGCTACGCTGCCGGGCGTGCCGTCACATGATCAGTGGAAGCCGCTAGTAGCTAGTTGCACAATGGCCGAACGTCAGCCATCCTTGCGGGTGCGACCGGTGACGACATGACAGAGCTGTGGTCCGTGCGCGACGTGGCCGACTGGGCGGACATCTCATACAACGCCGCCTACAAAGCGTTGACGCGTTTGCGCGGAAGCCACGGGCTCACCCACGCCGAATACGGTCGGGCTGGCGCGCTGCTATATGACCCTGACGTGGTGCGCGCCGCATGGCCGCTGCTACCTGGGCGCGGAGCATGGAAACAGCGCCCGGGCGAACAGGAATCCAGTAGTGGAGACAAAACGACGTGACGTCATCACCTGGTGCGGGCTGGCCGTTGTAGGCGCGGCCGCCGCCGCGCTCAGCTTCACCGCGCTCGACGAGCTCGCACAACTGTGCGGCATCCGACTGCACTACCTCCTACCGGTCACCGTGGATGTTTTCGCGGCCACCGCCACCCGGATTTGGCTGCGCGCCCGCGCACACCCAGACGCCGTCGCCTACGCGCGCTCAGCGGCATGGTGCGCCATCGTGGCCACCATCGCCGGTAACGCGCTGCACGGCCAGCTCACCAGTGCCCACCGGTTGCCGTCGTGGTGGCTGGTGGTCGCCGTCGCCGCGCTACCGGCCGTCGCGCTGGGTGCGCTCGTGCACCTGGCGGTGCTCGTCGGGCGGCCCGTGGCGGACGCCGGTCAGGCGGAGCTCCCACCGGTAGACCACGAGCCGCCGCCGTTTATCCGCCGCCCGTTGGTGCTACCCGCCAGCGACGAGGTTCTCATCGCTGACCTGCGAGTGTGGGCGGTCGACCACGGTGGGATACCGCCCGTTGATGCGATCAGATTGGGCTACGGAGTGGGCACCACACGGGCGTCGCGGCTGCGCGACATCGTCACCGCAACCCCTGTCAACGGAACGGTGGTGAACCGGTGAGCGACTGGTTGGAGTGGCTGATAGCGCTGGGCATCACGCTGGCCGTGGGTGCCCTGATCTGTGGTGGCGCACTGGTGTGGATGGAGGTGACGCTGCGGTGGGGCCGTAGCCGTCCACTACCGCCGATGATCAACACTCTCGAGCGCGAGAGGGGTGGCGCACGATGACCATCGCACTGCCCGACGAGGGCGACGACGAGGTTTACGACGCCGAGATCGTGGAGCTGCCCGACCGGCCGCCACTCCCGATCGCCACCGGCACCGAGCTGTCGGTGCTGCCCTGGCAGGCCGACCTGCCGCAGCGTCGGCCCGTGGTGGCCCCGTGGCTGCGGCAGAGCGATCAGCGGGTGGCCGCTGTCCGCCACGTCGTCGGCCACGGCATCCACGTGGCGAAATACCACGTGGTCCGTGCCCCGCTGTACACCGCGCGCACCGCCGCCATGGCACCGCGCGGCCTACTGCGGGTGGTCGTGACCGCCGGCCGCTGGGCCTGGGATGTGGAGCAGGCCCCGTTGCGGGCGCAGGCCGGTCAGCGCGGCGACGTGACCGCGTACCGGGCGCTACGCAAAGACCGAGTGAACCGGGCCCGCACAGCGGCCATCCTCGCCGCTGGCGGCCTGCTGCTGGCGGCCTGCGTCGTGCTGCTCGCCCCGCCCTGGCTGCGGTGGGCGCTGCTGGCGGTGCTGCTCGGCGTGCTGGGCAAGCTCGGCGCCCGACCCGACCGACCACTGATCACACCCGCCGTGGTGCCCAACGGCAAACGCAAACTCAGCTATGGGATCGTCACCGACGCGTTTTTGGACGCCAAACTGTGCACAACAGATCGGCCGATCACCTTCGCCACACCCATTCACCGCGACTCCAACGGATACACGGTCATCATCGATCTGCCGGGAGGTCGCACCGCCGACAAAGCGATCAGCATGCGCGACGAGATCGCCTCCGGACTCGACGTGGACGAACGGCAGGTGTTCCTCTCCCGCGTGCGGGGCGCGTCCGGTTCCGCCCGTCGAGTGGACTTGTGGGTGTGCGATGTCGACCCGCTGACCATCCCCGCCGGACACACCGCACTGTTGGACATGGAGCGGGTGAATTTCTGGCAGCCGTGGCCTTTCGGTAAGAACGAGCGGGGCGCTGATGTCGAACTGTGCATTCTGTGGGCCGCAATGCTGATCGGCGCGATCCCGCGCCGTGGCAAGACGTTCGTGGCACGGCTGGTCGCCCTCGCAGCCAGCTTGGATCCCCACGTTGACCTCTACATATTCGACTTCAAGGGCTCCCCGGACTGGGTGCCTTTCCGTCAGGTCGCACACCGGATCTTCCACGGTGACCGGCCCGATCCGGACACCGGAATACACCCGGTGGGCGCGCTGTTGGACACGGTCAATGAGTTGTTGGAGGAGGTTGACCGGCGCAACCGGCTCATGCGCACGCTGCCCGCTGACATCTGCCCCGAGGGAAAGCTGACCGAGGAATTGTCGCGCGCGAAAGGCTATGACCTACACCTGAAAGTGCTGGTGATAGACGAGGTTCAGCGCGGTTTCACCAACCGCGACTACGGCGACGAACTAGAGATCGCCCTGACCGATCTGGTCAAAGCCGGTCCGAGTGCGGGAATCATCACGGTGGCCGCCACCCAGAAACCGGACGCGAAGTCGACACCTACAGGTTTCAGGGACCAATTCGGGGTGCGGTTCGCGCTCTACGTCACCACGCGGGACGCCAGCGAGGCCGTGCTCGGCGCCGGCGCGGGCGGTGAAGGTCTGCACGCGCACCGACTGCCACCCAACGCCCCAGGTGCCGGACTGCTGCGCGGAACCGGTGACGCGGCCATCGCGGGCGGCATCGTGCGCACCGGGCTGGCCAACCAAATCCACGCCGAACAGATCTGCGCGCGGGCGCGGGTGCTGCGCGAAGGCGCCGGGACGCTGGCCGAGATGGCACTCGGCGTGCAGGTGTCCGCCACACCGGCCACCTACAGCGTCGGCGCCGACCTGCTCATGGTGCTGGCCGAAGACAAGGCACACAGCGACGTGCTGTGCTCGCGGCTGGCGGAACGTTGGCCGGACCGATACGCCGGTTGGCAAATCTCGCAACTACACGCGGCACTGAAACCGTTCGGTCTGCGTCCGCGCCAGGTTTGGGCGGACTCCATTGATGGCGGCCAGAAAAATCGCATGGGCATTTTGAGAAGTGAACTAGTCGAGAGGTTGGACGCTCCACATGGACCGTGAAGTTTTTATCTACATTAAAATTCGAGACGTTAACAGCGAACCGGAAACCACGACGCCCGCACGCGATCTGATTGCAGACACGCTTGCCGCAATGGGAAGCGATCAGCAATGTCACTCCGACGCGCTCTGCGCACGGTTGAGCATGATCTCGCCGCAATACGCAGGCTGGTATCCGCGTTCGTTCGCTGGCGCGCTCGCAGCGCACGGCGTGGTGACGCGCCAGATTTGGGGACCGTGCATCGAGAGCGGAACCATGAAAAATCGGTACGGAGTGACCCGTCAATCCCTAGAGGCGGCGCTGCGTGAGCGACCACGCGCCTCTAATCTTAGAGATCACTCTAGAGCGGGCTGAACCATGGATGACCTGCGCAAACGTGTTGCCATAGAGCTTAGGGCGACGAGCACTCAGCAGGCCCGGGGACGCCCGTGACCACGTTAATGCCGTTCCTGGCCGTACTAGCGTCCCCAGACGGTTCTGGCCAGCAGGTCGAAACCGACGCCACGAGCGGTCTGACGACGCTGGCGCTGATCGCGCTGGCACTAGTCGCCTGGTGGGTCGTCAAGCGTGTGCTCTGGCCGGAGCGGCCGTGCCGGAGCCCGAAATGCAAGGGTGGGAGGATCTACGCACCCGACGGAAAGTCGTGGAGACGGCACGGTAAGTGCAACGGAAAGGGCTACATCGACTGACGCACACCCTGTCGGAAACCGAAATTGTGGCCACCGAACGCGCCGTCAATGGCCGTTCGTGTGGCCACATCGGATTCCGGCCACAGATGCCCGTAGGTGTCCATCGTCTCGGCGATCGACGCCTACGCCTCTCGCGGTGCGTTGAACATGCGCGCACCGTGTCCGGTGGGGATCGAGACGAATAAATCGGCCGCATCGTCAACCAGGCCCAGTAGGTGATCCGCAAGGAAGTTACGCACCATTAAATCCAGCTGATCATTGATCAGAATCACGTAACTCCGTGCGCCGTAAACGGCTACCGCGTCCGCGTGCAAATACCGTGCAGCCGCGAGCATGAATTTCCTCCTGAGTGTTCTGAAACGTTTACATGGTGGCCTAGCGCCACGTGACACTTTCAGCTACCGCTCAGTAGCTCACACCATACGTACCGAATTCACACGTATGGGCTAGTTTACGTAACACACTGAGCTGCCCCGTCGATGCATATGGCCTAACCTGCGTCACCCTTGGTATCACGTAGTGCCACCCGCTGCGCTAACCACGCTAAAATCTGGACCTGCTCGGACTCGTCGCGGTTGCCGAGATACTCATACAGATCCGCCATGTCGTCACCGGTACCGGCCAGCATCACGCCGTTATCCCGCATGGCCGCGATACCTAACGCTCGCCGGTCCACCCCTAAACCGTGCGCTACCCGGTCCAGTGTCCACGGGTCGTAACGGCGCCCCTGTGGCCCCACTGGTTTGAGGTACATGCTCAGCGTCTGGCGCGACACGCCCGTCTTACGTTCCGCGTCCCTAATCCCCACGGTGTCAACGTCGGACCGACGCGAACCTGGCTGTAGGCCCGCCGCACGCAGTAGAGCTCCGACCGCTGACGGGCGCGTGGTCCGACCTGGCGGTTCAGTCATGGTGTGGCTCCCGGTTCGAGGAGTCGAGGCATGCCGGTCAGGTCGCATCATTGTCGCAGGACGTCAATTTGTCACTCAAACCTTGACTTTTTGTCGCAGGATGGTGCAGTGTGAGCGCTCATTCATACGTACTGCCCCTTTCTCCGATCATGAAGCGAGGCCCACGTAAGTGACCGAAATGTCAGTGGATCACGAGCCACTGCTGCATCCTGACGATGTGGCGGTGATGCTCAGCGTCAACCGCGCCACCCTGTATCGGTGGTGGAGACAGGGGACTGGTCCTCCGTACGTCCAGCTCCCCGGAAAGGTGCGTCGATGCAGACTGACCGACGTGCGGCAGTACATCGAAAATCAAACCGAGAGGTCTCCCTCATGACAGCGCCACGTCGATCGCGGGTCAAATCGTCACTCGACTTTGTACCGAAAGCTCTAGCCAGAGACGAGCGACTGCTTCGGCTGATTGAGGAGCTCTACACCTATGCCCGTGATCTAAATCACACCCTGGTGGCGCTGTTGAATACGCACGGCGGTTTCGCGGCCACCCCGGAACCGCGCCGGATCTGGGTGGACCTCGATCGCGGTGCGTGGCGGGCCGTGCTCGACATGGTCGAGCAGCGCCCATCCCTGATCAGACTTGAGCACGACGCGACCGGCGACCCCGACCCGCTGCGCTCTTTCCTCGAATCCGGTGACGACCTCATGGTGGCCCCACCCACCGAGCTCCACCGCTGCACCCACCCGGCCGGTAGCGCACTCACCATCGGAGCGTGGGAGAAACAGCATGCCGCTGGCCTCGCGGACATCCGCCAAGGACTGCACGTGGTAAAGGACCTCGGAACCGCCTCGGTAAAGGACCTCGGAACCGCCTCGGTAAAAGAGGTGAGCCCCGATGCTGGGTGATCTGGTGACCGCCTACCTGATCGGCGTGGCGGTGTGTTGGGTGCCGCTCACCGTGCTCTGCGTCGACACCCAACGACGAGCTCATTGCGAGCTGGGTGCACCCCCCACCGCGTTTGAGACCGTGTGCGCGGTGGTGGTCGCGTCGGCTGCCGCGCTCACCTGGGTGTCGACGCTCGCCGCGCTGGCCGCAGCCGCTCTACTGGCTCGGCGGGGGGTGCGGCGGTGAGGCTGGTCCGCATCTACCGCCACCGTGGCCGTCACCGACTGGTCGCCCCAACCCGGGTGCGCCTGACCCGGCGTGCGTGCGGGTGGGTGGAGCTGCCCCGGCGTCGGATCGCACCGCCAGTGCTGGCGGCGGCGGTCGCGGTCGCCCTGACCGCCGTACTGGTCACCACCGGACCCGCGACCACATCCCAGGTCGAGGACACCCACCGGTCAGCGCAGGTGGCCCTGGTGGTGCCCCGGCCGCCGCACCCGGCCGGCTGCGAGGTCGGGCGGTGAACGCCCGTGAGCTGCCCAACGGAGCCTCCATGATAAAGGTGGACCAGAGTGGGGGGCATGTGTACGTCACCGCCGCCAATGGGCATTTTCCGCCACGGGTCGAATACAGCTCGCCGCGACGCTGGACCGCGCTCGTGCCGTTGGACCGAATTCGACAGTTTGCGGACACCCGATTGGACGCGCCGGACCGTGCCGCACTGCTCGCCCTTCTGGACGTGTTGGCACCGTGGCGTCAGCCACGCGATAAGGGGGTGACGTGAACGTGGTGTGTTTCGGTGGACCGCTCGATGGTGGTTACGTCGATGTGGCGATGCCACCGCCGCCAGTGTGGCGCCACCCGATCGAGGCGCCACCAATCGCGTTCCGCCAGATCGGTGCGCGATACCCACGATGGTGCTGGCTATACGAGTACAGCCCGGCCCGCAACGCGTATGTGGTGAGGGCTGGGCACCATGACTACTGAGATCCTTCCGAAGTCGGATACTGATGGAGCGTGCACGGTGAGCAACGACAGTCGAAAGCGGGGCGTGGTGCACGAGCCGCGTTATCTCGCGCCCGATGTGAAGCCGGATCCTGCTGCGTGGTATTACGCCGGATGGCTCGTCAAGGCTGACGGTTGGGAAAACACCCAGAATCGGCGTTCGATTCCGGTATTTCGTTGCGCGAGCATATCGTGCTGTGCTTTAGTAGAGGGACACCCGACGCTGCTGCTACAGCATGAGTCGACCCACCGAGAGGAATTATCATGAGCGTCAATCTGGGCATCGAGTTTGTGGATGCGCCGCCGGTCAAGCCCAGGAGCGTAAGCGGCTCTCCTGGCCGTCCGAGCATTTTCGGTCCGATTTTGGAGCAGCTTCGCGCCTATCCGGGCCGGTGGGCGCGGATCACGAAGACCTCACTGGACGTGGGTTCCAACGCGAAGACCAGTCGTGCGGCCTCGGTCGCCAGCAAGATCCGTAACGGGCTCGGAAGCTCGTTCGCGGCGGGCGAGTTTGAAGCCACCGACCAGGACGGCCACGTTTACGTCAGCTACGTCGGGGAGGCTGGTATCGCTAAGGCTACTGAGGCCGCCGCCGCACGCGCGGAGGCTAAGGCCAAGCGGGACGCGGCCACGGCGGCGAAGGGGATTCCGGCCGTAGAGGATGCGGGTGATGAAGACGAGTCCGAGGCAGCCCACTCAGCGGTGCTGAGCCCTCAACTCAGCGCGCCTAGCGGCTGGTGAGATAAGAGCAGCCAACGGCCCCGAGTTTGCTATCCCCCCGGCAATTCGGGGCCGTTGGTGTCACCTGATCATTAACATCGAACCGAACCGTAGGGATTTACAGCGTGAACAAACCGGACAGTTTGCGAGACAGGCTCACCATCTATCTGGCCCTCGTCATTTTCATAGTCGGTATCGCCGATCATGATCCGCGTCTACACCCGCAATAAGGCGACAGCTAAGGCGCTGCGGGACGCTTTCACCGCCGAACCGGTGGGCGGTTTCCACCACGAGTCACCCGAGTGGCAAGCTCGGCCCCGCCGAGCGGATTACGTGGTGTCCAAGGGCGGACTGTCCAGTCAGTTAGAGCGTTACGCCGCATATCTGTGGGCGACACCGATCGTGCTACCAGAGGCGATTACGTGGCTGGTGGAGCAGGCGAAAAGGCGTTACCAGGAGGGGAACGACACCGTGATTGTCGGACGGGATTACATGGAGCCACCGAAATGACCAACGAGGAGAACCTAGAGCGGTATGCCGCCGCGCTGCACGCCATGCAGTCGGGCGTAGCGATGGCGATGGCATTGAGCGACACGGCAGAGACCGAACCGAAACACCTGCGTGTCGGTGTCAACTCGTCCCTGCTCAACGATGCCGCGATCGCCAGACTCCTGATCGACCGTGGCATTTTCACCGAGGAGGAGTACGTAGGGGCATTGGCGGATCAAATGGAATTCGAGCAGCAGCGGTATGAGCGGCGGCTGGGGGTGAAACTCGCGTGAAAGACAAGATGCACAGCTCCTACTGTACGGCCCTTTCCGCGCGTGTAGCGAAAGTACTGCATGGGGATTCCGACCTACTTAAGGCGATTATTGCTGCGGGGGTGATTCTGTGGAGGGCGAAATCTGGCCTGTGTCCGGGTGACGAGCACGCATGGCGGGCCGAGTTCCGAGTGTGCCGCAAGCGCCACCGTGATTTTGCTGACCACGAAGCGTGGGACCCCGAAGCTCGGCCGCCACCTAAAGATTGCGAGAGGGCATATCTGTACATTCAGCCGGTCGACTGCGCGGAGCCACTGACATGAGTGAAACCGTGTGTGAGCTGACCGAGCTGCCCGTATCGATGTGCAGCCACTGTCGACCGAAACTACCGCCGGTGCCTGAACGCACGGCAATAGTTGGCCAACTGATCGCGGCGAGATACGCCGGACACTGCGGCGAATGCTCAGAGCTGATCGTGGAGGGCGACCTTATCGGCTGCACCGAAGACGGCTACTGGATATGCGAGCACTGTGCCGAACCGGAGATCGATTTAAGGGATTTGATTCCGTGAGCGAATCCGACACCCGACTCATCGATGCCGCACTCAGAACGGTTCGTACCGAGTTGATCGCGGCGACCGCCGCATTCGAGCCGTTCACGTCACCGCGCGAAGGCTGGACCATGATTATGGAGGAATTAGACGAGATGTGGGTTGAAGTAAAGGGCAACCATCTCACCCATGCCCGTCGCCAGGCGGTGCGGGTCGCGGCCATGGCCACCAGGTTTCTCGTGGACATGGCCCCGATCCTCACTGCTGAGGGCGACCTGCGATGACTGAATCCGACACCGTGAGGCGCCTACACGTACCGCTATTAGAGCAAGACCAGGATGGGAGTTGGTTCTCGTTCTGTCATGCCTGCTCCCATGAGGTGGGCCATCACGTCCCGCGCTGCATTCAGCTCGCCGACGACCAGCCGTGGCCGCCGTACAACCTCACCGAAGACATCAGGCCGCCGCTCATCACCCCGGATTACGTGGCCGACCTGAACGCGCTGCACAACCCGGACTCAACACCGGATGATTTGCGCGACGACATCACCCGCATCATCGAACGGCACATCCTCAAGCGGCCGAGATCATTGCAAAAGGCGATCGGACCGTCCGAGATCGGCCACGAATGCGGGCGGTACATCGCCTACAAGTTGGCACAAGTCGACACGGTGAATTCGAAGGCCCAACAGGCGGCCTGGCGACCCCAGATCGGGGTATGGGCCCACAATGGGCTTGCGGACGTTTTCGAGGAGGCCAACCGGGGGTTTTTGGAGGCTGAGCGGTTTCTGGTTGAGCGACTGGTCAAGGTGGCCAGCCTGCCCGCGTTGGACGATTTCGATGAGGATGTCAGCGGTACCGGGGACCTTTACGACGCGGTCACTGCCAGCGTCGTGGACTGGAAAATCGTCGGACCGACCACGCTCAAAAACGTCCGGGCGCGTGTACGGGTATGCCATGAGATCGAATGCGCGGAACTCATGGAGTGCCCTCATAAGGGTTTACCGCGTGGCGCGTCGCTGCAATACCGCAAACAAGGCCAGACCTACGGTAAGGGTTACGCCGCGTTGGGCCTCAACGTCAAGTGGATCGTCATCGCATTCCTACCGGCAGCCGGTGAGCTATTCGGCGACAAACCCGACGCATATTTTCATGTGGAACGGTTCAGCCCGGCACTGGCCGATGAGGGTATCGACCGGATGATCGGTACAAAGAGTCTGCTGAACGCTCTCCCGCTGGATACGGTGTTGGGGATGATGCCCACGGCGGACGTTTACTGCAACACCTGCCCGTACTTCAACCGTGAGGCGGAAGTAGTCGAACCTCGCGAGCCTCGGTCACTGGCCGAGGGGTGTCCGGGCCACGCGGGACGCAAGCAGCGAACCGACCCGCTGCTTAGCTTGATCCCACCGCCCGAAATCGACGACGGATCGGTGTGGACGGCACCCACGGCACGTTATGACGTCACTCAGCTCAACAAGATTCCGATTGAGGATTTGGTGAACTAGAAACGTCACTCGATCATGCACAGCCAGCAGTCGAGGATTTAGGGAGATAGAACGAATGAGCACGGCAATCGATCCGGCCCAGGCATTCCTGATGGGCGGAGGCGGTGGACCCCCATCCATTTTTAATAAGGCGGACGGGATCGGCACGATCCGCCGGATCACCATCGAATCCTGGGAATACCGCGCGCAGAGAGATGACGACGGCAAGGGCAACTACAAGATTAAGACGTGGGATAGCACCGGTGAGCCGATGATGGAGCTCGTTGTTACCGGTCAGACCGATCTGCGCGACCCGAGTAACGAGGACGATGACGGTAAGCGGCGGGTTTTTATCAAGGGGGACATGAAAAAGGCCGTGGGTGCGGCGGTTGCGGCTGCGGAGTGCGATTTCATCGGGCGCGGCGGAGTACTCACCGTGGCCCGCATCGACAAGCTCCCCGACGAAGGGAAGAAGTCGGGCGCCTGGATCCACCAGGCGCGCTACGTCCCGCCCGCCGCCAGCTTCCTCACCGCGAGCGCCCCGGTGACCGGCACCCCCGCCACGCCCGGCGCCGAGCTGGACCTGTCCGGCCCTGTCACCGCCGCTGCTCCGGTCGCGCCAGCGGTCAACACAGCGCCAGCCCAGGTCACGCCCAGCGTCGCGGAGGCACTGGACGCGGCCATCCCCGCCGCGCAGGCCAACCTGGTCGCGGCGGGGATGGTGGCCCCGGCGGCGGCTCCGGTGACGACCATCCTGCCCGCTACCCCGTACGGACCCGTGGACCCGGCCGTCATGGCAGCGCTCGCCGCGCTACCCGAGGCGCAACGACTGGCCGCGCTCAAGGCTATGGGGGTGAGCGTGTGAGCGAAAAGCTGGCGTCGCCTCTGCCAGGAAACCGGCTAATGCATGTGGCATTCGCGCAGGCATACAGCGACGAGGGAAAACGTGCCTACGTCGACCATATCGATGATGCGAATGCCGTGTCATCAGAGATGTCGCAGTGGACATTCAGAGATCCGGTGACGAGGGAGGTGCGCAGCGCTGTTCACCGTCCGGTCCTCGATCTCGATCTACCGGTAGCTGTGCATCCATCGTCAACGCCGGGTCACCATCACCTTTACATCGACTGTCCGATGCCATGGGAGCGATACCAGGCGCTGCTCAGCGTGTTGGCGGAGGTCGGCCTCCTAGAGCAAAGCTTCGTAAACGCCAGCATTAAGCGGGGGTATACGACCGTCCGACTGCCGTGGGTGAAAAAGGAGCTGCCAGAGCTGCAATCCGTCGAAGATATATCGGCATTCTAATGAGCGAGTCGACACTCGACGACCACGAGTTGAAATACCGGCCACGCACGAGCGGTCTCGCACACCTAGACATACCGGATAACCTACGTGCCCGCTGGGTTTGCAGCTGCGGTCAGTGGGAGATTCTCCGCGAGCTCTCCGGCTGTCCATTCCGCGAAACGGCGGTCAAGCGACACCGTGAACACGTCAACGGGGTGCACGACAATGCCAACTACTGACAACCCCGACGATCCGCGTCTCACTCACGGCGCGGATGAGGCACCGGCCCCGCAGGCTGATGTGTACCTAGTTTTGAGTGAGGCGGAACGGGATGAGTATGGATTTGTTCGTCCGTTCTGGGGGGTTTACCGTCACATTACGTGCGGCACCACTACGCGCATGTCACCAGACATCGCGGCCACCTATGCGAGTCGCCCGCATTTCTACGGGGCGACGTACTGCGCGACTTGCGGTATGCACCGACCAGTGGGCGAGGATGGTGAATTCGTGTGGCCGGATGGCGTAAAGGTAGGCACGTAATTTATCCGACCTCGGAAGGATCTCGGTAGGGCGTGAATCCCCGTAAACGGCCCATTCCGCTTACGGGGATTCGCCATCTCCTCACAACGGCACGATTGAACGGTAGGAACCGATGGAGCATGACCCGATCAATTCACCGTCCCATTATACCAGCCATCCCAGCGGCGTCGAATGCATCACCATTACGGAGTGGATGGGGTTTAATTTAGGCAATGCTATCAAGTATATCTGGCGTGCTGATCACAAGGATGGCGCCATCGAGGATTTGCGTAAGGCAGCGCGATACATTGAACTTGAGATACTACGACGCCAACGCGCGTTCACCGACGACGATTCGCCTATGTGATGAGTCGGCCGAGGTTACTGGATTGCTACTCGGGCGCAGGTGGTGCCGCGATGGGCTACCACCGTGCGGGATTCGACGTGTACGGGGTCGACATCGCACCACAGCCCAATTACCCGTTCCCGTTCCGCCAGGGCGACGCGATAGAGACATTACGCGACCACTGGCACGAATTCGATGCATACCATTTCAGTCCACCCTGCCAATCTCATAGCTCCCTTACGAGCGGTACGAATCGGTATCTCAATAATGAGTACCCGGACCTGATCGCATTGACACGGCTCGCGGCGAGGATCACCCGAGGTCGCCCCTGGGTGATCGAGAACGTGCAAGGTGCGCCGATACGCAGCGACATAACGCTGTGCGGTGAGATGTTCGGGTTAGAGGTGATCCGTCACCGACTGTTCGAGTGCCATGGCTTCACCCCGATACGGCCGGTACATAAACCGCATCGTGGTCGCGTTGCCGGTATGCGCCACGGGGAGTGGTTCACCGGACCGTACTTTCAGGTTTACGGCGACGGCGGCGGTAAGGGCAGCGTCGCCGAATGGCAGCGGGCCATGGGGATCACCTGGACCGGTGTACGTAAAGAGATAGCCGAGGCGATACCGCCCGCGTACACCGAATACATCGGTGGCCTGGTCATGACGGCGATCATGGAGCGTGCGGCATGAGCGACCAACCCTACGGGGATAGTGCCGCGCTCTACTGGGCACACGGGTGGCGGGGAATACTGCCCATCCCGCCGAAATCGAAAAAGCTGACGCTACCGGGATGGACCGGTCACCAGGGCGCCGTACCGAGTTACGCGGACATTCAAGCATGGATCGACGGCCCTGAAGGTCGGGGGAATGTGGCGATCCGCCTGCCCGACAACGTCATCGGTGTCGACGTGGACGCGTACAACGGCAAAACGGGCGCCGAAACACTGGCCGGTTGCGAGGCGCGGTGGGGGCCCCTGCCGGCGACCTGGCGGAGTTCCGCGCGCGACTGGCCGTCCGGGATCCGCTTCTACCGGATACCGCCTGGCCTCAACTGGCCAGGCGAGCTCGGGCCGAACGTGGAAATCGTGCAGTGGGCTCACCGGTACGCCGTGGTGTGGCCGTCACTGCATCCCGACACCGGGACCCGATACCAGTGGTTCGCACCGGACGGGCAGCCCATGCCGTACGTGGTGCCGTCACCGGAGGATCTCGCCGAGCTCCCGGTGCGCTGGGTGGAAGGGCTGTCCCGGGGGCAGTACGCGCCGGAGTTGAAGGCCGCCGTGCCGTGGGGAGCAGTCGCCGAGTGGATTCAAGCGCATGACCATGTTGGTAGTTGTTGCATCGTTCAACATGCGATAACGGATATTTCAACACGCTTCCAACATGGTGCGCGGCATGAGGTTTTGACCGGTCCACTACTGAATTTGATCAGACTCGGTGAGCTGGGCCACAGAGGACTAGGGGAAGGGCTCGTCGATGTTCGGCGTGAGTTCGAACAGGTGGCCAGTGATCCAACACGGGGGGCACAACGATCCGCCGTGGGGTTGGGCCGGGAGTGGGATCGGGCCATCGGGGGAGCAGTGGGAATGGTGATCGCGCAACCCACCAGGGGCCCGGATTCACTACCCGCCACGCCGTGCGCATGTGATTTCGACCTGAGCTCGATCCTGCCACCTGACGATGACGGTCGACCCCGGCCCGCTCCGGCGGCGACTGAGAGGCCCGCTCCGGCGTTCGACTGGCTGGCCAGCGCGCCCACCTCCCCGGTGGACGATGAGCCCGTGGCGGCCCGCGTGGCGCCGGAGCCGCTGGACCTCGGGCCGGACACACCGGAGACGCCGCTCGTATCGCTGCTGGACATCGAGGTCCGCAAGCTTGAGCTCCGCCGTGCCGCACTGCGGATAGTCGAGCAGCGCGAGCAGGAGGCAGCGTTCGTCTGGCCGGAGGGCGGGTGGTCGGCCCGGGACGAGCTCGCCCTGCCCGACGAGCCAGTGACCTACACGGTGGCGCACGTAATGCCAACCGGCACTAACGTACTGTTAACCGCTGGGTACAAATCCGGTAAAACTACGATGGTCAACAATCTGGCACGCTCCCTAGTGGACGGTACCCGCTTCCTCGGTCGGTTCGATATCGCCGCGATGCCTGGCAACGTGGCGATCTGGAATTACGAAGTGGACGGCCCGATGTACCGCAGGTGGCTGCGCAGCATGAAAATACAGGAGCTCGATAAGCTCTATCCATTCAATTTACGCGGTTACCGGATGCCACTACTCGTCAAACACGTTGAGGATCGTGTGGTGGCGTGGCTAGCGGAACGCGACATTAAGTTCTGGGTAGTGGACCCGTTCGCTCGCGCGTTCGTCGGTTCCGGTGAGGAAAACAGTAACGATCAGGTCGGTAAGTTCCTCGACACCCTTGACGTAATCAAGCGCCGGGCTGGCGTGCGAGACCTAGTGCTACCCACACACACTGGCCGTGCTGAAATGTCCGCCGGACAGGAACATGCGCGGGGAGCGACCCGCCTTGACGACTGGGCTGACGTCCGCTGGATCCTCACACGCGAAAATTCAGACAGTCCGGCGTACTTTCGAGCGAGCGGACGCGACGTTACGTGGTCGGAATCTCAGCTGAGCTATGACGAGGAAACCAGGACGCTGACCATGGGAGCAAAGGGAAACAGGTCTCGCGCTGAAAACAAGAGAGACCTAATCATGACCGCGATATTACAGGCGGTGCGTGAGAGTCCTGGTATTAATACGAGCGATCTGCGCAATATCGTGAAGGAAAATCTAGGCACCATGGACGTGAAGCTGTACGGCGAGGCTATCGGTATTCTCAAACGTTCGTACCGAATCCGTACCGAAAAGGAGGGTGTAACCACGCGTCACTACAACGATCAGCCTGGCGAGCTGCTGCTCCCTCAAGATCCATCGTAGGGCCATGTTGTTGAGATGTTGCTTGTTGTTGCTTGTTGTTGTTGGGCAGATATTGGTGTTGTTGTTGGTACCCCTTTAGGGGGACCAACAACATACCAATCACAAGATCGAATAGATGAAGATCGACAACAACACAACGACGACGCAGGGGCGAGAGGCGAGGACCGGGATGATTCCCCAGTGGCTGCGTAAACGTCTCGCCGGTAAGGGGCGTGGTGCCAGAGGCGGAACGTGTCCGCGCTGCAAGTGCTACGTAATCACCGGCCTGGATCACGACGACTGCGCACTGCCCGCCGTGGTGGATGACACCGAAATCAACCACATGAGCGAACTGCTGGCGAGGCTGCGGGGCGTGGCGACGTTCGACTTCACCCAGTACGGCGGAACGTGGGAGCTGCGATATCGCTACCCGGTGCACATTAAGGCGGAACGTGAATTCCCCGTACTGGTCGCCCACGTCTGCGGCATCCGGTGGCCGGCAACGGCGGAACCCCACCTATCGCTGACTCGTTCCGCCCCGCCAGCCACCACGCTCGAATCCCCGCCGTTCTAAGGACCACGATGAAAATCTATGGTATCGACCAGTCCTATCAGCGTACCGGAATCTCCCGTATCGCATTCGGTATTGACGGCGATGTCAACGCGGTATCTCGCTCAGTATCGCCGTGGAAAGCGATAGATAATCCATACAGTGCGCGTCATGTTGCGATGCACGACCATGCCTATAACATCACCAATATGGTGGGTGACGACGCGGTATTGGCCGTCATGGAGGGGCCATCGTATGGTTCGAAAGGTAAAGCAGTGTGGCAGCTGTCTGTGTTACTGGACACCGTATTCGGCTACCTGGTGGAGCGCGGCATTCCCGTCGCGGTATGTCCTCCAACTACGCGCGCTAAGTGGGCTACCGGTAAGGGGAATGCCGCTAAGGATCTGGTCTGTATCCACGTTGATAGACTGTGGCCGAATGTGGGTAAAAACAACGATGAATTGGACTCGTTGGCGTTCGCTACAATGGGTGCGCAGTGGATGCGATGGAATGTGCCGTCGCTGGCCCGACACCGCGCCGCGCTGGCTGGTGTCGAGTGGCCGGACATGAAGACGCTGAGAGGTTCTGTGCGGCCGTCAGGGGCCGTCCCCGGTGTCATTACCCTCGGAGCCGGTGACAATCGGCTGGCGACCCCAATGAGCCCGTGCGGCACAGTCCCGGCGGGCAGGCTTCCCAGCACGGAAGTAAGTGACCTCGGAGCTTCCTCGGTAAGCGACCTCGGAGCTTCCTCGGTAAGCGACCTCGGAGCTTCCTCGGTAAGCGAGCTCCGGAGTCTCCGCTACGAGATGCGGGCCGAGCCAGTCAATTGACCGTTTCAGTGAGAACGTGTGATGATTACGGGTGTCGAGGCGCACGTGATTGCGACGTGGGTAGATCGGACGTGGTTCACCCGGTTTACCGCGTGGTGATGGTGTGGTCGGGTCGTCTCGACACGGTGAGGCACGCGGGGTTGATCGCGTCACCATGACTGCGAATGAGGCGCGGTCATGGTGACTGCACCCTCGCGTGCCTCACGTATTTGTGGAGGCGGTGGGTATCCTCGCTGCATGGAGAGTGTGGGGTGTTTCGGTGGGCCGCTAAACGGACTGTTCCTCAAGATGGGTACACACCGTGGCGTAATCACTGTGGGTAATGAACAGGCCGAGGCTGGCCATTACGAATACTCCACGGTTAGTCGCTCCTATATTTGGCACGCCGACATCGAAACCGAGCAAGTACATATCAGGCCGAAAGTGCGATCTGTAACCACGCGAGAGGGAGTGCTGTAAATGCCCACGATCCCAGGTGATGTTCGTACCGAGCCGGTGGCGACCGCCGCCGAGAGCGCCCGGGCCGGCGGTAACCGTGTCGGCCCGCCGAGCGTCGCCCAGGACGCCACCGCCGATTACTACGTGCCCGAGGGTGTGCCCCAGCTCGACCCGGGCGAGGAATACCCGGCGGACACCCCGCCTGTCGGTGGCGCGATCGAGCTGGGAACCGTGCTGGACGAGTACGGCCATGACGTGTCGGAGCACAAGAGCGCTGGCACGAAGATGGCCGAGCGCGAGTAATTGAACCTCGTGAGATTCGGTTAGCGATATGAGCGTGACGATTGACAGCGCTGTCTCGGAGATTCAGGGACAGCGCTGCCCTCGTTGCGAGCAGACATTACCGCTTGAGGCATTCCCGGAGCGTTACCGTGGCAAGCCAGGGAATTACTGCACGAATTGTAGTCGTGAGTATAAGAGCGAATACGACTGCAATCATATTCCGCCTGAGAAGCCGTGGAATCCATTCGTGAACAGGTTGATAATCATCTGCGCGAAAGAGGGCTGCAAGCGTGGAATATCGTTGGAGCGGCTGGCGCGGGGAGCCGATCGGTGCAAAATGCATAAGCCTAAGAGAATACCGGACGAGGACCGTAAGATCCGACCGGCCATTCCAGGTGGTAGGCCGGGCGGTACTACCGCAAAGGGTTATGGCTCGCATCATCAGAGGATTAAAGAGCAGTGGCGGCCACGGGTTGAGGCTGGAATCGTGGATTGCTGGCGCTGTGGCGAGCGCATACCACCGCGTACACAGTGGGACCTGGGGCACAAGGATGGCAGCCGTACCGAGTACCGAGGACCGGAGCACAGGGCATGTAACCGGGCGACCAAGAGATTAGATCGTGTTGAGCAGCCCCTCAAGGCGTCGGGCTGGTGGGAGTAGTGCGATCGGTAGTGCTCGTGTGTGGGCCACCGTGTGCGGGTAAGACTACGTATGTGGCAGAGCACGCAAGTCGGTCAGACCTGATCGTGGATTACGATGTGATTGGCGCGACCGAATATCGGCGTGTAATCAGGAGGCTACCTACGTACGGTGGTTGTGCGTGGGTGATTAAGTGTCTGCCAGGCAGGACTAAGCGAGAGCAATTCGCCGATAGGATTAAGGCGACGAAGACGGTATTACTGTTACCCACCGCGAGCACGCTATTAGATAGGGCTGCATTACGGAGTGAACCATACAAGAATAAGGCAGCCGTATTGGATTGGTTGAAGCGTGAGCGCGAGGACTCGTCACGCTTGGTTACCGCATCGGCCAGCAGTGTGGATGCCAACGTGTCGGGGTGGTGGGAATACGGTGAATAATTATGCAGTGTATATACAGCATGGTTATACAGTGCGATGCATAGCGGCCTGCATGATCATGTTGAGCATGATCATGATGTACGTATATGCAGGTCAAACCTATCAGACAGTGACATCGATCATGAGCATAAGCGCAGGTCAAAGGCTTGTGATCACAGACAGTGAGTTTTTCGGGGATTACAGGATATCCACAGGCCCGAGCCCCTGTCTTGGTTTCTAGCCGAAATATTCCCGTGATCTGGGATTAGTTTCGGTATAACTATTCACGGACTATTCATCGCGCTATTCAGGACTATTCATCGCATGAATACAGTGAATAGTT